ATTTAAGGAAGGTACATTAAATCCCTCGGCGGCTAACTGGAATGTCGCTAGGATTATCTGTTTTTCCGCGGATATCGCAAGGTCAGTCTGCTTCATACCACCAACATAAAAGCCATAACTCAAGGCTTTCGCATTGCTCGCTTTGTTCGCCGACACAATATAACTCTCAATGTCTTTTAGTTGATTCCTGCGTTCGCTCAAAATAAGCACGCGTCTATCAGGTTCCTTCGCTAAAATATCCATTAAAAGCGCCATTATATATTCGGTGCGTGGTTTAAAAGAGCACAAATTATTTATCATACCCGCGCCATTCTCTTTGCCATTCCACATAAGTTTCACAGTAGAATAATCAACGTGCGTTTCAAAGTATTTATGGACTCTAACATCAACGTCGCAAAACTCCTTGTTTTTCAGCGTATATACCGACTTGCCTATATAATTTTCAAATACCTTTCGCATCCCGTCTTTTCTATTCAGCGTCGCCGATAAACCGAGTATTATAGGATTAGATAGTTTCCTAAAAGCCTTACAAAATACCTGTGCTCCCGTATGATGGACTTCGTCTATTATAACAAACCCAATGTCCTCAAATATACTCGCATCATAGTCCCGCATCGCGAGAGATTGTAGCGAAGCGATGATAAAGTCCTTTCCTGCGACATCAACCTTCTTCTGCTTAATTATCCCGACCTTCGCATTAGGCGCAAACATAGTTACGGTCTCTATAAATTGCTGATTCAGGAAATCCTTATGACTTATAAACATCGTCTTCTTCTTTATTTGGCACGCAATATATAAGCTCATTATAGTCTTGCCAAACCCGCAAGGAACCGATATGATACCACCCATCTTCAGTGGGTCGCGCGCCGCTTTTAGAAAGTTCGCAATGGGTTCCTGTTGCGATTCCCTTAAAGCCCCAATGAACTCAACAGATATATCCGCAGCGCTAGGCAACTTACATAGCGTCGGGAGACCATACTTTTGTAACCCGTAATATCTTGGGATATATATCCTCTTGTCATTCTCGCTATATAAGGGAAATGCTAAATCATCTGGCGAAGTGGCGTTTTTTGACGCCCCCATATCAAAATTGACCTTGGGAACCATCGTCAGTTCCTTCTTAATATTCTCTAGAGCCTTCTCGTCTAATGCCGACTTTAAAATGCCATATCCGTTACTGGATAATATTGAAAACATTACTTACGTACTTTACATCCAACAATCATTACATATATATCTAGGTGTCATTTTTTTATATGGATTATAGTAGATAAGGATAAGTAATAAGGATACGAACAATGTATATTATTAATTCATTGAGATTTTTAGCAGTTATATTATTGGTTTCAATACTTATAATTAAAGAGATTCCATTTAAAAATGTCGTGAAAGACGCTATGATACAGTTCTATTTAGCTCTAACGTGTATATTAGTCCTCCTGGTCGCCGATAACATACTCGGGTTCATCCTATCTATTTGTCTATTAACTCTTTATTTTAGAATATATACGAGCGAACTCAAGAGTGTTAAGTCGTCAGCTCCGCTAGCTAGCGATGCGCCCACAAATACCGAGCGTCGTCACGGGGAACACGGGCATATATGCGCGGGCGCCGATAAATGCGAGATGAATATGGAAGCAAATCTAAATGTTGATAGGAAGGTAATGTTAGCTACAGAGGCTACGATGGACGGGTTAGTCCCGTATATAACCGAGGAGAATCTTTTGGCCGCTCAATCTAATATTGTCAATCCCCTAGAATATAATAAGGAGATACAAGTCAGAGACAAAGAGAACGTTTATGGTTCGCAGGGATTAGATACCAAGAATATCCACGTACGCGGATATGATACTAATAGCGTATATTTAGGTTCCCTTTCATACGATATTTTATGATTTACATATTACATATTCCATATTACATATTATACAATTAAAAATATAGATTATTATTAAGAGATTATTAATAAATACAAGGATGTACGAACTTTTTGTTTCAAACACAGAGAACGACCAAATAGTTGAAAAAATATTCACGATTCTAGGATATTCTATGCTTACGCTCGTAGTATACGGGACATTATTATGGGCGTATTCTGCTAGCGATAAAAACCAATACCTATTTATATCAATCTTTTCACTGTTCGTGTTATTTTATGCGATTATTATCATTTCAATCGTAGTAATAAATAAAAATAATTATGATGCGTTATCCTATGCGATACTATTCGGTATCACAATATTCGTAATATTCACCGCATTTTTCGTAAGCGTATTCTTCGTACTTAAGAACTTTAACGTAATCTCATCAACCTCTTCGTCCTTGTCAAGAAATGTCCCCGATATTAACAACAATGGCAATATGGATTACCGATAAGCTAGCGCTCAACTCAAATATATTCAAAGAACGTCAGCACATAGATAATGGCGAATAGCGAAGCGGACTTTATATATATGTCAAAGTTTGTTAGATTATCCTGTAAATAGTCGGGCATCTTGTCGTATGCTATATTGATAATACCAGAATGGTATATAATCAATGATACTATGACTAATATTAAACTTCTTTTTGCGACCTCTATATCTAAATAGGATGCTATGCTATTGTGTTTTCCACCGCCTGCTCCACTATATAGCGAAGGATGCTGCGGTGGATACATCATAGGGGGCATAGTTGACATTGGAGGATGCGAAGGATGTGAAGGATGCGAAGGATGCGATTGTGGCATCTGGTGATTCAAGGGAGGCATCGGTGGATACGGTTTAGACGACTGTTTTAGTTCTTCTTGAAACTCGTTTAATACATCTTGAACTATAGGGTCGTTAATGTCAGTAGCATAAGAGGTGTCAGCGGAAGCGGCGGAAGCAGCAGAGTTTGCTTGTTGAGTTTTAAGAGGTAACGTGCTTATAGGCGTTGACATCAATTCTATCTATTGATATATAATATTTTCAATATAAATTATATTACGCAACCTGTCTATATATGTGTATATGCGTCTCTTAAGACGCCGTAAAGAATATCCTTTCAAAAAACCCAGGAACGTTAATAAGATTGTCAGGTGTCTTATTGATATCATAAGGTTCTAGTGGATTATCTAAAGCATTACATTTTACAGGATATGACTTATATTTATAACAGGTATCCTCAAGATTGAATATATTATCCTCAATCTCCTTAATATCTGGTGCCGAATATAACACGCAGTTATCTTTACAAATGCGTCTAAAAAGCAAGGCTAATGCTAGACCAAACAGAGCGCTCACAATAATCTGCCCTGTTTCGTCATAAAATAACCTGTCAATTGTTACTCTTAATCCTGAAGAATCTTTGGAGACGGCCCCGGCTCCAGCCCCAGCTCCAGCTCCCTTTTTAGTCATATTCTAATGTATAAAAATGTTAAAAATAAAGGAAATGAGAGGTTATGCTAATACTATATAATAGGTTGCGTTAGCGATGCATGGGAACACTTAACCTCCTCCACGCCATACTTATAGCACTGCCTATTATTATCCATATATACTATTTTATTAGCGTTATATGGTGTAGGATATTTAATAATATTTCTAATGGGAGGCGATGAAATATACACATATATAGCTCCTAAAAGAAAGGCAAATGCGAAACTAAACCAGTTTATTCGAAATACTTTGTTAACCCTGTTAAAGGGGTTTACATTATTATCTTGAATATTTTTAACCATAATATATTCTAATATTCTATTTATACCTTGATATTTATTTTATATTTTTGCGATTCTCGTTGTAATTATGCTATTACGGTATTAGGAACTTTAGGAACCTTGGGAACATTGGGGTCTTTAGGAACCTTTGGAACCTTGGGAACATTGGGGTCTTTAGGAACCTTTGGAACCTTGGGAACATTTGGAACATTGGGGTCTTTAGGAACTTTAGGTACCTTTGGAACTTTAGGAACTTTAGGAACCTTGGGAACATTGGGGTCTTTAGGAACTTTAGGTACCTTGGGAACCTTTGGAACATTGGGGTCTTTAGGAACCTTGGGAACCTTTGGAACATTTGGGTCTTTAGGAACTTTAGCTGGCTTGGGGTCTTTAGCAGGCTTCGCCACTTTTGCTGGCTTTTCCTTAACGCACTTATTCGTCTTTGGATTAAGTACAGTTCCCGGAGGACATACATTATCTTTCTTAGATTGAACAACAACCCTTTCCACCAAGTTTATATGGTCGTAAGTATATATATCGGCGACGCCCTTGTAATCGGGATATTTACAATTTAAATAGTCGTATAGTGATGCTAAAGTTCTGGATTCTTTATATATATTATAGAGATCTTCCTTCTTTACCAAGAATAATTCGTAGGAGGAAGCATTTAATTCGCGCGGAATCTTGTATTTATTATCGTATATCGCCTTCTTTTGTGTAATTATATCCATCTCATCGCTCTTGTATTTAAAGAAGTCACTAATCTGCTTTTTTATTAGATTCAGCTTTGTGCTATCAGCAGTTTTGTCATACATATTAATATTAAGTATATTTTTTTCAATATCTTGTAATATTTCCATTTACTAATATATGCGATAAAAATAAAAGGGGCTGTAAGGACTTCTAGTGTAATAAAATGTCCTCAAACATACCCCTATAAAATGTTTGGAGACTTTCTTCGGGTTTTAACTGTTCCTCATAGATACTTCTAGGTATATATTTAACAATCACTTTATCCTTTTTACATACCGATTTATTATTATAGTAACCCTGTATAATCATTATAGACCCTATAAATAATAAAAATATCGCTATCGCTTTCATTTCTTAATATAAAGAAATAAGAAAAAAATATAACTTATAAACGTCAAAGTCAAAGTACTAATGGTACTGCTACTGCTACTGAATGCCAAGTTTCTGCGCGCTCCAAGTATCAACCTGTTCTATACTGGTCTTAAGCTCTGTCATTTCAATAGAGTCCGGAGTATCGTTAGAAGCTACAACAACAGTATCCGCTGATTCAGTCGCTTCCGTATTACCCACTGTCTCATTCTCAATATCGGTAGTAGCGGTGTCGGTAACGGTAGTGGCCGGAAACAAAGACGCCTTCCTAGACTCAAAGACAACATCCTTGTCATTCATATTCTTCTTGTATTCCTTCATAAGGGTGTTGAGCTGTGTCTCGGCGTACTCTTGGTTTTCTAGACAATCGGGATTGGGAGACCACGGGCACCAGCATCCTACCTGTGCGATATAGATGTTGAACTTATTATCAATCTTCTTGACAAACTCACTGCGATTCTTCGCCTCCTCAATAGTATCAAACACACCCCTTACCTTGATTCCTCTAATAGATGTGGAAAAATTATTATCACGGTGATAGGACGACTCTAGCTCATTGTTATTAACCGACTTATAAAATCCATATTGCTCGCTCATATCCTTGGGGTTAAAGATATGCGCGTTATTCTCCTTGACAGAATCTACAAAGTCCTTTGAATCGCTATACTTCGCCGAAATACCATCAAGTAGCACAGTCATATCACTGCTAAACTTGGTAAGGAATTGGCTAAACATATACGCCTCCTTATTAACCAGAACATCCTCGGGGCTCAAAAAAGACAGAAGTACGAAGTTCTGTCCTCTAATCGGTTTATCCTCATCCAGATAATCTACTTCCTTGACGCTAGTAACGCTAGAGACGGCGTCGGCGACGCCAGTGGTGGTTTCTTCAACGGACATTTTATAATCTTATCTATCTATCTAATAATATTATAACATATAAATCTTATATATATTTTCGCAAAAAAATATTATCTTATTATATTAAAACAGCATATAATTAACTATGGAATACTCCGTAGACTTCTGGGATGTTGTTATAAGACTTCTAAAGTATGCGTTTGAAGGACTCATAGTAGCTTTTGTCGCACTTATATTACCTAATAATAAATTAGACTGGAGTGAAATATGGATGCTCGCTCTAACGGCCGCTTGTACTTTCTCTGTTCTTGACCTTCTATCCCCCGCTGTATCAGCAGGTGCGAGACAAGGCGTCGGGTTAGGCGCAGGATTTAGGATGGTAGGATTCCCTAACGGGTTCTAAAGCGAAGGTATTATTTCATAGTTGAGCTCCACACAGATTTTCTTCCATATTTGGTCTTGGACGTATAACTTCTCTCTGCTCTTTAATAGCGGGAAATATTTAAGATATTCGTTCAATCCTAATATTTGAAAAAACTTATATAATACATAGCTATATGATAAGAAGTTCTTCCTATCTTTCGGGCAATGTTTTAAAAACGGCGCCTGAATATTTCTAAACATATTACACAGTTTATCCTCAAGGTCTTGGCTAAATTGCGGAGTCGGTATCCCGTTTATCCTATTGATAATGTAATTAATATGCTCGTAATACTTGTTTATGCGAAGACGCTTGAGAATGTCCCTCATCTTGTTATACGTGATGGTCTTGGTATCTATAATCTTCTCTTTTTTAATCTCTGTTAAAATCTTTTCAAATATTTCGTCAGGAATATCTGTGCTCTCTTTGCCCTGAACTTGGTTACACCATTCCCTAAAATGATTAATGCGCTTGTAACTGAAGTGCGAGGTATCCTTCGTATTCTGCTTTAATATCGGTCTATTCTGCTCCACTAGTAGCAATTCTTGATACCCGCAAATATTACAGATGATTATCGCGTCGTGCTGTAGACACGTCATTTGATTCTTACAATTCTTACATATCTCTATGTCCTCCTCTTCGACATTCCTGACATACTTTTTATTTATTATAGACATATACTTATCTACCAGAGAACTCTTATCTATCACATTCTCTTTCGTCGCCGTATTGGAATATGTATATAGATTGGAGTTGCTAGCGTCGCAATGAGCGTACGGATTATTTATATCGCCGTGTTTGCCACCGTGCCTGTTACCGCCGTAAGAATTATTATCTGTATTTAAATTGTTAAGAGCATCTAAAACATTTATCGTGGTGGCGCTGACAGAAGACCTCTTCTTCTTGGAATCATTCTTGTATATCTTCGGTTGCCTGCTTAACAATTCGCTAGAAGATATACAGACGCCGTTAGATATTGAGGCGTGTGTATTACTTATGTTGGACTGCTTTTCAACCGTGTCATAATATTGAAACAATAT